ATAACTAATTAAGTCTGGATAAAATCTTGGTGTTTTTATAGTTTGGTTAGCCACTAGCCTACCTCTCTTGCTGTTATGCTTACCTTACCTGGTGAGCGTTTTGTTTCTACAATCATAAAATATTTACTCGAACTAAAATCAGTGCCAAACATCTCAACTGGCATGTCTGTGAATGTTACTATATCACCAGTTTCTAGCTGGCATCCTTTTGCTGGATTTACTACATTACATTTAATAATTGTTTTTATTTCTCCAATTAAATTATCATAATAAGAATAAAAATCTGCATTACAATCGGAATTTGGTGAAGTTGGTGTTGTTCCTACATTAATATCTAAAAATTCAGTTTTTATACCTTCTTTTGCACCTAAATTATATTTAGCACGTGTTTCAGCATTAGTTGCGGTTACACTATTATAATAACGACCAGTTTCCGCAGGATGTAAATGATTATTTACAATCATTTTAGTAGTTAACTCATCTAATCCATTAGTGCTAATTTGTATATTACTAAGATCATCTTTAGTCATGTTTAAAACATTACCATTATTTTTTAAAGTATCATACTCGCTAGTTTGTACTACATATATATACTTTAGTAATCCACTAGAATCCATTTTATAACAAAAAGAAAATTCATAAGCAAGTTTATCTAATACATCTTTTAAAGAAACTGTTTCTAACGTCCAATATCTACCTTTCCAATTGTCAATAGCACGATCTGTATTTAATGCACTATAGTTAATTGGATCATAACTTCCTAAACCTGCAAACCTCATTAGTAAATCACGATGAATATCATGCCCATGTGAAATTGCACCATTATCCCAAGATGCAGTAAGTCCATCTGCACCAATATATAGATTTTTTAATCCAGAACTAGTAGAAATACTATTATTAGTTAAACCTTTACTCTCATCATAAGATTCTTGAATATCAAAATATAACACCAAATCTGTAATTTTAATTTCTAAGGTAATATCATTTGAGTCTACTGATGTAATTTGTGTTTGTAAACGTACAGTATTTAAATTATTATTTGCAATACTAATACCTATAGCACCATATGCAGAATCACTAACAGAAACCTGTCCAGCAAGACCATTTGGCTGGGTTATGGCTTTAGTAGTGTTGGCAGGATATGTACCATTGTATATATTGCCACTTGCACCTGAGTATCTTATCTTTATAAATATATCTGCATTAACTTGTGAAGATGGTGTAGCAATAACACCTTTTATATCTACATCAGAATCATTAATTTTTTTTAATTCGCATGCATAATTATAAAAGACATCTTTTTGACTAATAGTAGAATTATTTCCAGTAAAATTATGTACAATACCATTTGTACCATTGTACTCATCAAATGTTAAATTTTCTACGTTGTTAAATGTACTTGTACCTTTAGAACTTATAGCTGTTGCATTTAATCTAAATCTTCTTTGCAACTCTCGACTCACTACACCAATATTTACATTAGTATCATAACCAGACTCTAAATCTTTTGTTTGTGCAATATAATTATCTGCTTTTATTGGTAAAAATGCATCTGCTGAACGATCATAATAATGTGGTCGCATATCTGAATGAGACTTTGTTGTAATGATTAAATGATCATCTGTGATACCTTTTCTTTTAAAAGGAGCAGGATATAATGCATTTGTATGTTCTCTAACTAAACTTTTATCACCATGCTCAATGTAATCTCCATATGCAACAGGTTGATATATATCATTTAAAGATTTTACTTGTGGAAATTCAATTTTATCCCAAGGTCTATGGGCATTTATTTGCAATGATAATTTTTGTTTCTCGTCTAATTGTATATCAACTAATCTACCTGTAAAAATACGTTGACAGTTACTAATTGAGTCTGATCGATTAAACTGCGCATAAACGCGAACTTCTTTATTTAAATAGTTATTAGTACCATTCAATATTTTTTTATATAAATCAATACCATCAAAAACTACATTAGCAACATTTAAAGAAACATTACTTGTTGTTGATGTACCATTTGTTATATTTATAGAATCACGTACACTCACATTTTTATTTAATACTGCACCAGGATAAAAATTATTATCTACTGTTGTATCACTAGTGGAAATCCCAAATGAATGAATATATTGATCAAAACCACCTATAGACCATTCTGCACCTGTAATTGTACCGCTATTAGAATTACTACTACTATCTGCAACTGTTGATCCAGTACCTTCATCTAACTTCCAATAACCAACTAAAGAAGATTCAGTGCTATCAATAGTTCTATTATAATAATGCGCAATTTGACTATCTGATCGTGCTACATTCCAAACTCTTGCGTGAGCTATTTCACCATCAAACTCATTATTTTCTTCAAAATTAGCACCAATAGAAACTACACCTGATGTACCACCAGTTGGATCGTTAGAGACATTAGTTGTGACAGTACTAATTTTAACGCCATCAACATAAAATCTCATCTCTTCATTACTATCATCTCGTAATACGGCTACATGATGCCAATTATTAGCAGTAATAGCACTAGTAGTAACAGTATTAGATACATTTGATCCAGTATCATATTGATATTTACATCTTAAACCATTGTTCCTTAAAGCGATTTGCCAATTTGTATTTTTAGCAGCAGTTGATCCATCTTGACTACGTTCTAATATTATTTGTGTACCACTACTACCACTGTAAACATCTGGCTTAATCCACGCTTCTAGTGTAAAACTAGTTAATAAACCTAAAACATTACCAAAAGATACATAGTCATCTGTACCATCAAACTCTAAACACTTATCGTTATCTGCACTAAATTGAAATAGCCAATTCTCATTGACGTTAGATTCTGATGGCGCATTACTTAATGCCATACTATGCTAATCCTTGATTGCTAACTTTCTGTATTTCTGGAATTAAATTATCTCGAACAAACTCATCATTACCAATCATATTCCCTGAGATATTGATAGTGACACCACCTGCGTTGCCAGTTCTATTCATATTGGCTAGGTTCTGTACTCCAATATTTTGTACTGCGGATCTCTTCATTATAAACTCACCTGCCTGTGCTAAAATAGGTACATCGTCTTCACCTTGAACTTGACCACCTTGCGCAAAACGTTGGATTCCGTTTTGCTTTACTAATCCGCCTGTATGTGCAGTTAACATCCCAATACCTTGAATCACTGCACCTGGTATTTGCCCACCAGGTATCAAACTAATAATTGCCCCAATAGTCCTTATCAGTTGCCCCTGAGTAACTTCTGCATCATTTTTAAGAGATGCCATGGCCTGTGCAGCCATTAAAATACCACTTGCAAACTGGTTAGATAAATCCACATTTTTTTTCATACTAGTTTCTAAAGTTTTACCAGATTCTTTTTGTAAATCATTTAATTCTTCTTGCGCTTTTTTAAATGTATCTTGCCTTATGTCTTCTTTTAATGCTTCAAATTCTCTTCTTGCTTTTAATTCAGCATCTAATAATTCTACTTTTGCTCTTTCTATTTTGTTTGCTTTTTCTTGAGCTTCTCTCTGTGCTTGGATTCTAGCAGTAATCTCTGCAATTTGCTGTATAGCAATTCTCATCTCATCATTCATTTTACCAGAGTTCTTAATTCTTTCTACCTCAACTGCATCTGCACCATTCATTGCTGCTTCTTGTGCTAATAGTGATGCAACTTGATTTCTATATCCTTCAGTTAACGAATCAAGAGTTTTTGTGTAATTAGCGTTACGTTCTGCCATTGTAGTGACCGCAGTATCTACTGTGCTTAGTGATGTTAAATAGGCTTCTAACTGCGCATTTTGATCATCTAAAGAATCTGTTGAATCATCTACACTTGTTTTCAAATGATCAAATGTACCAGCCATTTGAAAAAGTTTATCGATACCTAACACTGTTGCTGTTAGAAGTATTGCTTTAAATATTTTTCCATAAGCACCAAGTGCCGCATTCGCAAGTAGTGCTTGCACTCTTAAAAGACCAAATGCAGTAGCTAAAGCACCAATACTTGTAGCAACTTCCGCAGTACGTTTTGCATCCATAGCTCTAAAAAATCTTTCTGCACCTTGTGCTACTTCTGTTAGTGGACCTATAACACTATCTCCAATCACAGCAGCAAAACGAGTCATTGCATCTTGCATATTGCTTACTGCACCAGAAAAAGTTTTTGATAAACGATCTGCACTTCCACTAATACGACCATCTGGATCAGTCATTGCTCTGACTAATGCAACTCTAAATTCAGGTAAAGTGATTTTAGTAAGATCCGTTATTCCTTGAGAATCTTTAATTAACTGTAGTATGCCTCTCTCACGCAAGATGTCCGCAGCACCTGCACCACCTGCAAAAGCACGACCAAGCGCACTGGCAGCTTCCGTTGCAGTAGTATCCATAAATGCTGCTAAGTCAGAAGTTGCTCTAAGCGTTAGTTTTGAGTTTAATCCAAATGCTTCTAATTGAGCACCTGCGTTTACAACATCTGCTAATTGAAATGGAGTAGTTGCTGCTACTTGATTAAATGTTTTAAATGCGGATTCGGCTTCTTGGACACCACCAGTTAAACCAACTAGTCTTGTTTTTACATCTTGAAAACCAGAGGATGCTTGAACAAATCTATTCATAACTGCTACAGCACCACCCAAAGCAAAACTATATACTAAGATTCTATTTCTTAAGCTACCAAGACCTGCCATTAAGCCTTGAGTTTCGCCACGCATTCTATTTGCAGCTTT